TTTAGACTTCGTATCAGATTCAGGAATGGGTCTTGAGAATGTAGATAAAGGTGATCTTGCTTTACCTTTTCTGAAACTATTACAATCAGGTTCAGATGAAACTAAAAAGAAACATGCAAAGTATGTAGAAGGCGCTGAAGCTGGTATGTTCTATAATACAGTTACAAAAAAATTGTATAGTGGAGAAAAAGGAATAGAAGTTATTCCTGTATTCTACAAAATGACGTATCCAGAATGGGCACCTTTTGAAAAAAGAGAAGGTAGACCTATACATAATGACAGAGGACCTGGAGTTATGTCAAAGGTAACTCAAAATGATAGAAACAAAGATATGTTAGATAATGGAAATGAAATTATCAAAACAGCAAATCACTTTGTAATTATCAATGGTGAGAGACCGGAGAAAGCTTTAATGACAATGAAATCAACACAGTTAAAAGTCAGTAGACAATGGAACTCGTTGATGGAGAATGAAGTTGAAGTTGATCCTAAATCAGGAAAATCTTTACAAGCACCTACGTTTTCTAGAATTTATAAATTAAATTCTGTAGAGAACACGGGTAGTTTTACTTGGCATGGTTATAACGTGTCTATGATTAAAAAAGTAGACGATGCCGGCCTATATCAAATGGCTAGAGATTTTTATAACTCTTTGAAAAATAGTCAGCAAAAAGCTGCAGCTACAACTCAAGAGGAATCTAACTACTAATTCTACCTCTGTGGAGGAGATAGGGACGGCAAAGCGAGAGTGGAGTCGTCCCGACCCGGGATCTTTATGGTTGATAAATTTATAGAATTATTTACTGGATACCAAGGAGACTTTGGTATCGCCGATATGTCTTCGGCACAATTAGACGCAGACAAAAATAAACTTAAACCAAACTACGAGTGGGCTGGTAGACCTATTACACAAGGTGATTATAGAGATCACATTGCAGGTAAAATATCAATAGGTATACAACCATGTAGATTAGATAAAACAGTTCAGTTTGGTTGTATTGATATAGACTCAAAAGATTATTCAAGTTTTAAAGTTGAAAATTATTTAGCATTATTTCAACAATTTAAATTACCCTTAGTACCATTATTATCTAAAAGTGGAGGGCTGCATTGTTATTTGTTTTTAAAAGAACCAATACCAACTGTCGATCTAATCTCGGCATTGAAGTCTTTTCTTCTGCCACTTGGATTAGATCCTGATACAGAAATTTTTCCAAAACAGAAAGAACTAAAGGAAGATGACAAAGGAGAAATAAAACCAGGAAACTTTATAAACTTACCATACTATAATAATGGTAATACAAAAAGATATGCAGTAGATAAAGACAATAACAAATTAGATTTAGAAAAATTTTTAGAAATAGCTTACCAAAGTAGAATAGGTAAAGAAGATTTAGATAAGTTAGTTGATCAAACATATAAAAATATTTTAGTAGGAACACATGAAGAATTTAGTGATGGTCCACCATGTCTAGCATTATGTTCTAAAAGAAAGTTAGATGATGGTAGAGATAGGTTTATGTATAATTATATGGTCTTTGCTAAAAAGAAATACAAAGATAAATGGCCAGATCAAGTTGCAAAAGCAAACTATAATTATTTAGAAGACCCATGGGATAAAACAAAATTAGATTCTAAAATATCTGCATGGCGAAAAGATACTGCAGGTCATACTTGTTATGAAGATCCAATACATAGTAAATGTATGCGTAGTCTTTGTTATTCAAGACCGTTTGGAGTTAAGTCAGATAGTATTACAATGTTTCCAGACATTACAGACTTTGAAATTATAATGTATGCAGAACCAGAATATAGATTTAACGTGGCATTACCTGATGGAACTAAAGCAGGTGTTGTTGCAAACCACAGAAGATTAATTACTAAACAAACAGAACTATTAGATTTAATATGGGAACAGACAGGTATATATCACGAGCCGTTAAAACCAAAGATTTTAGAGCAAAGCTTACAGAGTTTAGAAAAAATTCTACAAAGATTACACCACCGGCAGGCACACAAATAGGTGATAGATTAAAAGAAGAACTATTTCAATATTGTGTTAATGGACCAAGAGCAAGAGAAAGAATACAAATTAATAGTGGGTCTTGTTTGACAGAAGATGGTCATCACTTTTTTAGATTTAATTCTTTTTTAGATCATCTAGGTTCTAGTTGGAAAATACCGGAAGAAAGAATAGCACAAAAATTAAAAGACAAATGTGATGTAGAGTTTAATCATTCTTTAAATGTAGATGGTAAAACAATAAAAGTATGTAGAGTTAAACAATTACATATAGATAAAATAGAATACAAACCTGTAGAAAGAAAAGAGAGTAATTACTAATGAGATATAAAGTAGTAGGTCCACCAGGCACAGGTAAAACTAGAAGATTATTAAATGAAGTACAAAAGTATGTTGACCAAGGCACACAATTAAATCGTATAGGATATTTTGCATTTACTAGAAAAGCTGCAGGTGAAGCAAGAGACAGATTTTTAAAAATAAAAACAGAACTTACAAAAAAAGATATAAAATATTTTCAAACATTACACTCATTAGCATTTAATAGACTTGGACTAAAAGAAGAAAACGTTATGCAAGATCTTAACTATAAAAGAATAGGTGAGACTTGTGGTATTCAAATTAAATATGCATCGTATGAAACAAATAATTGGAATGGTATATTTTCATCAGATAGTGAGTATTTAAGTTTAATAAATCTTGCAAGAGTAAAACAAATATCTGTATTAGAGCAGTTAGATCTAAATGAGCATTTATCTAAAATAGAAAGAGATAAACTAGATGCTATAGAAAAAGAAATAAACAATTACAAAAAAACTTATGGGTTAATTGACTTTACTGACATGATACAAAAATTTTTAGATGAAAACGATATACCACCATTAGATGTAATATTCGTAGATGAAGCACAAGATCTATCATTAATACAATGGTCAATGATAAATAAAATAGAACAAGAAACAAAATGTGATGTGTGGGTAGCTGGTGATGATGACCAAGCAATATTTGGTTGGGCTGGTGCTGATGTAGATTCTTTTATTAATTATGATGCAGAAGAAATACCTCTAACAAAATCAGAAAGAGTGCCGAGTATTATACAAAAAACTGCATTAAATGTCATTAGTAGAATAGATAATAGAATATTAAAAGAATACTTACCCAAAGAACAACCAGGAGAGATTCATGAAAGATATAAATTATCTGACATTGATATGACTACGGGTGATTGGTTAATATTAACCAGAACTAAATCATTATTAAAACCAATACCAACTTATTTAAAAAAGAAAGGTTTATTTTTTAACACTGCACAAGGAAATAGTATTGGAAAAAGTTTATATGAAGATATACAATACTGGTCGCAATTACAGAAAAAAGTTAGTCTTCCAGACATACAATTACAAAGAATAAAAGAAAGAATAAAAGGACCCATGAATCTATCATTAAAATGGTATGATGCATTTGATAATGTATCTGAAAGTCAGATAAATTATATGCGATTATTATTATTAAATAATGAAGATCCAACGAAAGACGCAAGAATAAAAGTATCAACAATACACGGAGCTAAAGGTGGTGAAGCAACTAATGTTGTTTTATTTTTAAATCATACAGCAAATACAATTAAAGGAGCAAAAAAATCTGTGCATAAACAAGATGAAGAGTATCGTGTTTGGTACGTAGGTATAACTAGAACTATGAAAAATTTATATTTAATTAAATCTCAAAACAAATCAAAGGAGTTTAAGATATGAGTAAAATATGGGACAAGCAGCATGGCGGGAGTCACTACCAAAAATATAAAATACAGCCAAGTAAGTTTGTAGTTGAGAATGAGTTGTTATATCCAGAAGGATGTGCTATAAAATATATCATTAGACACCGTGATAAAGGAAAGAAACAGGACTTATTGAAAGCAATACATTTTATAGAGATGATTATTGAAAGGGATTACAAATGATATTTAAAGCACAGACAGAGTGGGTTAAGCCTACAGAATTTCCTGACTTAAGATTTTGTGAAGAGATTGCAATAGATTTAGAAACACATGACCCAGAATTAAAAACTATGGGATCAGGTTCTGTTGTTGGTAAAGGTAAAGTTGTAGGTATTGCAGTTGCAACAGAAGGTTACTCAGGATACTTTCCGTTTGATCACGAGGGTGGTGGTAACTTAGAAAAAAGTAAAGTAATTCAATGGTTTACAGATATTTGTAAAACTACATCTACAAAAATATTTCACAATGCAATGTATGATATTTGTTGGATTAGATCTATGGGTATAAAAATTAATGGAAGAATTGTTGACACTATGATTGCAGCATCTTTAGTTAATGAAAATAGATTTAGATATGATCTTGGATCATTGGGTTGGGATTATTGTGGCCAAGGTAAAAACGAAACTGAATTAGTAACTGCTGCAAAAGAATGGGGTGTAGATCCTAAAGCTGATATGTGGAGATTACCTGCTATGTATGTTGGTAATTATGCTGAACGTGATGCAGAGCTTACGTTAGGACTATGGAAAATAATGCAAAAAGAAATGTTAGATCAAGACTTGGAATCTATTTTTAATCTTGAAACAGATTTGTTTCCTTGTCTGGTTGATATGAGATTTCTTGGGGTGAGAGTGGACGTTCCAAAAGCTCATAAATTGAAGAACCAATTAGCATCAAAAGAAAAAGAGCTCCTGACAAAAGTAGAAAAAGAAACAGGAATAGATACTCAAATATGGGCAGCAAGAAGTATTGCAAAAGTTTTTGATAAGTTAAACTTACCATACGAACGAACGTTAAAAACACAGGCTCCTTCATTTACTAAAAACTTTCTCTCTTCTCATACTCATCCTTTAGTTCAATGTATATCAAAAGCTAGAGAAATAAACAAGGCACATACAACATTTATAGATACAATTATAAAACATGAACATAATGGTAGGATTCATGCAGATATAAATCAAATTAGATCAGATACTGGAGGTACAGTAACTGGTAGATTTAGTTATTCTAATCCTAACTTACAACAGATTCCTGCTCGTAACAAAGACTTAGGTCCATTGATTAGATCCCTCTTTATACCTGAGTCTGGTTGCGAGTGGGGATGCTTTGATTACAGTCAACAAGAACCAAGACTAGTAGTTCACTATGCATCCCTAGATCAAGACGCAAGTGTCTTTGGTGTAAAAGATTCTTATGAAGATGGTGACGCAGACTTTCATACAATCGTTGCACAAATGGCAGACATACCTAGAACACAAGCTAAAACAATTAACCTTGGATTATTTTATGGTATGGGTAAAGCTAAACTACAAGCAGAACTTGGAGTATCAAAAGATAAAGCTAATGAATTGTTTGACATCTATCATCAACGTGTGCCGTTTGTAAAAAGTTTGATGAACTCTGTATCTAATAGAGCACAGCAAAGAGGACAGATAAGAACTTTACTAGGCAGACTTTGTCGTTTCCATTTATGGGAACCAAATCAATTTGGTATACATAAAGCTTTACCATTTGACCAAGCTCGCCAGGAATATGGAGCAGGCATCAAGCGTGCTTATACATACAAAGCTTTGAATAAATTAATTCAAGGGTCGGCTGCAGATATGACAAAAAAGTCTATGTTAGAATTATACAAAGAAGGTATTGTTGCACATATCCAAGTCCACGATGAATTGGATATATCTGTAGAAGATGATATAAAAGCAAAACGTATAAAAGAAATTATGGAATCTGCAGTTGATCTAGAGATACCAAACAAGGTAGACTATGAAAAAGGATTAAACTGGGGAGAAATAAAATGAGGACTTATGGCTTATTTAAATGCAAATATACCACCGGAATATGCACAAATAAAAAAGGAGTATTTATATGATCTTAAAAAACATCACGGAGAAGTTGAAGACTGTATTATCTTTGGTCTTAGCTCTATTTCAGGTCGCGCTATTTTATTCCATGCAATTATGGAGAATGGTGCTATCTTTTATCGTCTCCCGATTTCTGCCTTCATTCAGAGAGGATTTAGACCGGAAGATGTTCCTAAACGTAGACTTGATGAACTTCAGCTTTGGAATTGTTTTAGCTATTATCCTGCTGTTCATATTTGGGATTTATTAGCAGGCACTTCAGGTAAATACATAGGCAAAGATAAAAAGTGGCATCACGGTAAATATCTATTTACCGTTGACTTTGCACATCCAGAGAGTAATATACTAGACATCGAACATTCTGAGATACCGCACGAGCATAAGTGCGCACACATAATTGCGTTAGATGATGGTAATTATGCGGCACAGCCAAACAATAGATGTATATGGGACCTGCCTTCATTTACAGTGAAGGACAACATTCCTGATTGGAAAGTGCAGACTTCAGAATGGAACGTAGAAGATACGGGTCAATGGAAAACAGAGGATACCGATAGGTTCTTCTATGAAATAGAGGAGAAAAAAAATGATTAAAGGATTTATAAGAAAATGGATCTTAAGACCAATTAAAAAAATCAAAGACAGATTTTTTAAATAACATGTCTAAGTGCAAAAAATGTAATCACGAGTGTCATTGTGTAATGGAATTACATGCAGATGAATATGGTGTTTGCACTTGTGAACATTGTGAATGCACTGTTAGAGATGATGACAAGACGTGGGAAAACGAGGTTGTATACGAAAAATAATGGAGATGAGCAAAATGAATTATTATTTTACTGGTATATTAATTATCTTGTTAACCTTGTTAGCATTTTTTGTAGAACCAGCATATCCAGCAAACTCACAAACAAACGTTAGTGGATCTAACACAAGTATTGAAGGTGGATATACAGGAGGAGCTACAACATATGAATCTGGATCATCTTCTAACACAACAACAAACTCAACGTCTAATTCTAATATAAGATCTGCACCGCCAACAGCAGGAGCTCCATCATATAATTCTATGACACAGGATGTATGTGCTGTGGGTGGATCACTTGGTGTACAAACATTTGGTCTAGGTATTAGTGGTGGTAAACATTTTATAGATAAAAATTGTGAAAGATTAAAATTAGCAAGAATTTTAAATGACTTTGGTATGAAAGTTGCAGCTGTTGCAATACTTTGTCAAGATGAAAGAGTATTTGAATCTATGATTCAAGCAGGCACGCCATGTCCAATAGATGGTAAGATTGGTAAAGAAGCGCAAGCATTGTGGTCTAAATATGATCATGAAAGACCAGATTATGATGTATACATAAAACGTATGAAAAAAAGAGAAAAAAAAGAAAAAGATTTAGAGAGACAAAAATTAAAAGAACAAGCTCAAATGACAAAAGAATTTGAAAAGATGGATAAGGAAATTGAAAAAAAAGTAATTATACCAAAGAAAAAACCTGTTAATTGGGAGTCACCTAAATAATGGCTAGACCAAGTAAATTTTTTAAATGGGTTGTTAAATTAAGAATGTGGTGGGCTGATGTAAGAGGCCATCATGGTAAAAGATGGGATTATGAACCAGGTGATTGGTATATGGGAAGGAAGAAAAAATGAGTAATAAACCACTAAACATATCGGAATCAGCTGCCGTGCAGATGCCGATGAAAACGGTTGCCTCTTTGATTTTACTCGTCGCAGCCGGCGTGTTCGCATACACAGAGCTTACGGCGAGGTTAGTTTCACTGGAGACATCACGTGAGCTGTTTGAAAAT